TGAAATGAAATCGGAGGACAAGTGATGGGATGGAATTATCGTGTCTTTAAGACTGAACATGAAAACTACACAGAATACAATATTCATGAAGTTTATTATGAATCAGACAATGACAACAAGCCTATGGGCTATACAGCGAATCCTGTTAGACCTGAAGCGATTTATGATGAAGAAAATTCTACACCAGTAGCTGACCTTCGCTGGCAATTAAAAAAAATGCTTGAAGCGTTGGATAAACCAATATTAACAGAAAAAGATTTTAATTCGGAGGAAGAGTGATGTACAAACTACAATTTAACGATGAAGATGAAGCGAAAATCTGATTAGAGATAATCACCGAAGCGGTGAATGAAGGTGAAGGAAAACTTGATCTGTACGCTGAACAGCTTAAAAGCATTAAATACAAACTTGAAGCAATGTTGGAGAAAGAAAAATGAAATTACTTGAAGATATAGAACTACGCTTATCCGATGCGTATCAGCAAAGCAAGCAATTAGCAGAACGTGATGAAAGCATGGCTTTTATCAGCGAAGAACAACTCTTTAGCTACGATTTAGCTTTAGAGCACTTTAAAGAATCTGTTCAGGCAGAGTACGACATACTCTGCCCTAAGCCGAGTGAGTTTAATAACTATGATTGGACTTTTATAAACATGGGTGGTTGGATTTATACTTCTGCAAAAAAACCAATATACGATGCAGCAACAATATATGGCGAAGATATACACAATATAGGCAGAGCCATCTATATTCCCCTCGGTATCGACTGGCGACTTTGCTATTGGAGTATCGAAGACGCTAAACGGATACATGGGGAGGATGAGTGATGACTACTAAAGAAGCGATTGAAATAGCAAGAAAAGCTCCACGCACAAACATGAGTACTGCTGAACATCAAGCAATAAATCAAGTGTGTAACTTTGCTGAACGCTTTGAAGGTGCATTTGAAGTTGAAGAAATCCAAGAATGCTACGATGATAACCTCGATCTAATGCACGAGTTGTACGGTTTTAACACAAGATTGGTCGGCACAACCCAAACACATAAACTCTACGCCATACCAAAGGAGAAACAATGACTACTAAAGAAGCGATAGAAATAGCTAAAGAAGGTCTAAAAGAAGCAGAACAGGCATTACAAACAGGTCCGCTCATGAATTATATCACCGAGCGTGAAGATCTGCATGATGAGATTAAGCCGATTTTAGAGAAAGCAAAAAAGCATATTGAAGCTAACAGGCGCCTAATCGAAATAGCCGAACGCTTTGAAGGCGCTGTTGAGGTTGAGTTAAGGGTTGATGGCAATACTAAACCTTACGTACCTATACCTTACGTGATTGAAGGTCATAAAAATGATTTTTATTCAAATCGTACAGAATACACTAAACTCTACGCTATACCAAAAAAGCAAGATAATAACACCAAAAACGCCTGCTAGGCTTATGTTTAACACCTACGAAGTACGCTTGGAATTTACCCTCCAAGGCCGCCCCTGCACCGACATCTTGCACATCGAGGCCACCAGCCCCGACGATGCGGACCTTCGCGCCCGCCACGAACTAGCCTCCTACACCCCCGAGGCCGCTAACATCCAGAAACCTGCTGACCACCCTAGGCTTTGCCGCCGACGCCGGAGGGCTATCCCCTGCCATGTACCGCATCCTGGATACCTACCAAGCCGCCATCGACGCGCTATGCCCGGCTCCCAGCCAATGGCCCAATGGCGCTAGCTTCTGCTATCTAAACGCTACGGGCTTCCCGCTGTTTGAATTTCAAACCCCCGAGGCGCGCGCTAAGTGGCTAGCGGCCAATATCGCCTACGAGCCTATTCACATCCCGCCCGGGCTGGACTGGCGCGCCTGCAACTGGAGCATGGCCCGCGCCGAACACCTACATAAACCATAAGCCCTATTGCATACCGCTATCTTTAGCCTCATATTGAAGTATTAACTGTATAATGTTAGGGTTTCTTAACAAATGGCCCGGTAAGCTGACCCTTCCGGGCTTTTTTTTGACCCACCAAATATAGCTATTACCTATGGACGCTAAAAATCCAAATCATACCTCCCGGCTAGACCCCCGCGTGCCGGTGCAAATGAAGCTCAAAGCCAACCCCCTGCTGCTGGGCAAAGTCACCATGCCCGAAATGTTCACCAAACCCTCCCCACCCTTCCATAAGCAGCTCATCGCGGCATACCTAGATCCCAAACACCGCCTAGTTAATATCCAAGCCCCACGCGGACACGCTAAATCCTCGGTCATGGGCGGCATCGCCCCGCTACACCACCTAATGCACCACCACACCCGTACCAAATTCATCGTACTGGTCTCCAAAACCCAAAAACACGCCAAACGCCTGCTACAAACCATCAAAGATACCCTGGACTTCTCCGAAGGATTCCGCCAAGTCTACGGCTATTGGGGCCAGCATAGCGCCAAAAAATGGACCGACGAGGAAATCCGGCTCAAAGACGGCAGTGTTATCACCTGCGTGGGAACCGGCCAACAAGTGCGCGGACTGAAAATCGGCCACCAACGCCCTACCCTCATTATCCTAGACGACCCCGAAGATGAAAACAATACCCGCACCGCCGAGGCCATGCGCAACAACCTGGATTGGGTAGAAAAAGGCCTAGTTCCCTCAGTCGATTCCGATTCCGGCAAAATTATCGTTATCGGAACCCCGCTACATCAATCCTGCCTGGTAGAAACCCTGCGCGATTCCCGCCGATGGCACTCCCTACACTTTAGCGCCGAACTCAACGCTAAAAAACAACTCCCCCTTTGGCCCGAAAAACACACCTGGGCCGACCTGCAAGCCATCCGCGCCGACGCCGAACGCAATAACCGCCTGTCAGCCTACTACCAAGAATACCTCTGCTCGGTCATCCCCGACGAGGACCGCCTGTTTAAACCCGACGACTTCCGATACTACCAACTCCTAAGCATCTCCCACGAGGCCGACGCCCGACGCCCATCCATCACCTTCCAGCCCTGCACCAAAAAAGGCGACCCCATCGGCAAACCCATCACCAGCCCCTGCTACACCTTCATGGGTATCGACCCAGCTACCTCCACCCGCGATACCGCCGACTACACCGTTATCATGCCCATCGCTATGCTGCCCGACACCCGCGTGCTAATCCTACCCTATACCCGCGCTCGCATGGCACCCTCCGCCACCATCGAAAAAATTATCTCCACCTACCGCCGTTACCGCCCCCTCATTACCTCCATCGAAGCCACCGGCGCCCAAGAAACCTTCCGAGACATCCTGCGCCAACGCACCGACATCTCCATCCCCGGCCTGGCCGTTAAACACCTGCCCCGTGAATCCAAATACAAACGCCACCTAGAAGTGCTCGAACCCTACTTCGCCGCTAACCGCATCCTCATGGCCCCAGGCGACCAAGCCCTGTTCGACGAGCTAGTCATGCACCCAAAAGGCAAACACGACGACATCCTAGACGCCCTGTACTACGCCCTGCTACGCGCTAAAGCTCCCAATACCCCCAAATCCACCACCACCGACCACGCCCGCCCTTCCAAAAAACCACCCGCCCAAGCTTGGATGAATGCTTAAATCAACCCCATTATGAACCCATTCCCCTCTACATACACTTGCGCCGGCTGCGGCCAAACCAAACCAATCCTAACCGCTAGCAGCTTTCGCGCCGTTCAGCGCAAGGGCTATACATGCTACGATTGCTGCCACCAACCTAAACCTAAACCTAAACGACGCAAACGCCGCCCGCAACCAAAACCATATAAATGCCCCGTACTACAAAGCCCAAGCGCTAGAAAACGCCGCTATACCAACATCGTAAGAAGAATGACACGCGCTCAAGCCCTAGAGATACTCCCAAATAGCCACCTCGTTAAATTCGGCGAATACGATATAGACCATATTATCCCTATCTCATACGGCTTTAAACACCATATACCCCCTATTTGGATCGCTCATATAGCAAACCTTCAAGTTTTAAGTCATAAAAAAAATACATTGAAACGTAACAAAATAACCCCTAAAGCCGCCGCGCTAATAAAACGCCTAAA